TTGTAATTCTTAATTACTCCTTTAAGAACTATCCAATAAGCGGGAGAACCAGGAGGAGTTGTTTGAAGAAGTTGGGTGAGTTGTGCTACTTCAAACTCGCGAGCCTGTGCTCCCAATGCCCCGTGAACCTTGAATCTGTAGTCCGCTACGGGATATCTCTCCGTATCAAACTGCATATACCGCCAAGCAATCTTGTGGATTAATGGCGAAAGGAACTCATATTCCATGTTTCGGAGAGTTCTCTTGGCTCTTTTGAGCAACGCGCCCATCATCATGGACATCCCACCTGCTGTCTCATTTCGCGGATTAACTCCTAATGGAGCAGCGGTGTCTAATGATCCTGTTGCCATAGTAACCATTCTCTCAAATTCAGCGGTTTGTCTGTAGCTTTGGGCATCAGGGCCGGGGAATTTAAAGGGAGCAATTGCCTCATTAACAGGACCAGAAACTATAATATTTCTTCCAGGCCGCACAGTAAAATCACTATTACGCGGGGCCATCATTCCATTAACTAACATTACTGGGTAGGTTGCAAGCGCCAAAGCGTCTATCCTGGCTCTAAGCTCTGCATCAAGTGCTTTTTGTGGGTTATATCCCTTCTCTGCGATACCTCTACCCCAGAATCTATTGGGAACCGTATCCCACTGGAAAGCAACAAATGACCTATCCTGCATTATAAAAGGATTACGAACAATCTTTAATAGCGTGCCTCTGTTAGCTATCCAAACTATACATTCCACCATATCAGCGGCATCGTCATAATCTATTTCACTATTTAATTCCGCGAATTCTGCCAAAGGATCTGTAACACTATCCTTTTCTGCCTCTTTGAATAAACCTTTTGGAACTAACCCGTGATATTCCATTATCTCTACATGCTCAACCTGCTCGTAATTCTTTTCTGTAATATCTAAAGTTGCGTGCTGCTCATCTATAGTGTGGTAAAGTCCTATAGGAGTTTTATTCCAGATGCCACGCTCCTGCTTCTGCAATACTTCATGCCTTGGGATAGTGTACATGTGGGCTACTCCCAAAGCACTTGCTATATCCTTTGCAGCCACATCTATAACAAATTCATTCGGGTCAACCGGAACTAAGCTAACGTGTAAATCTTCTTCAAAAGCTATATCTGAAGTAGTACCCATAGATCCCGTCAAAGGAATACGTCTTGGTTTTTTCTCTACAGTAATCTTACCTATACCTGTGCCGTAAAGACCAGCATTAAGTAATATTTCAGATATCGCCTTATTAACTCTACGAGTTTCAAAGTCTTCCAATAATTGATCAGTAATCTGTCCTAGTCTAGTATCTATATTCTGCGCTATTTCCTGTAGTTGTTCCGGGGATATCTGCTCTTGATTCTCTTGGATAATCTGCTCAAAGATTCTTTCTCGCACATCATCTTCCAGATCAAACCACCGTTTTCTGTGGAAAATAGTTTCCTCCATCTCTGAGACACCTGCCTCAATAGACTGCTGTAGGGCAGGAGCAATAATCTTAGAGCGTTCGTGGGACCGGATTTTATCCATCTCGCCCCCGTGTTGCCCCCTCCAAATCCTGTAATACTCCTTCCACCTGTCTTGGTGTTGGGCATTACGAGATCGCTCCCAATTCTCAATCTTGTAAACCACCCAGCCTGTTACTTCGTTATCGTAGACTTTCTTCTCCTTGGCAGGAGAATTTACTACTGGGTCTACAAGTTTTGCTACAGCCATACTTTAATATCCTTTTTACATACCACTTGTTTGATCTAGTGGCTCCCATTCAGAAGTTCCTAAACGTTGATCCATATCGTAAGGTGTCACACCTATTTGATCTATATAAGCCAAACTATCCATCATATCATCATGTGCCAAAGGATTAGGAAAATCTAACAGTTGGTTTAAAAGTTTATTCGTATAGTCTCCAGGTTGAAATGTGAGTCGTCTTTGCTCCATTCTTCCCTGCAATGCCCACACTATACGGTCATATTTCTTCTGATTCCCGTGCGACAACGCTGTGATATACGGATATGTGTTCAATCGCCTCATATTATCTTGGAGATAAGGCATTAAAGCGTTTTTTAAAGCTCCGCTCTCTATACCCACCGCTCTAGGCTTGTATTTCTGCGCTGCACGCAGTATTCTCACAGCCGTTTCTCTTACATTCCACCTACCAGTGATTATTTCGTGGCAATGCCACCCGTCAGTTGAAATTTCCACCACAGAGATAGCAGTTTCGTCCAATCTCTTAGTTTTACCTTGTGCTATCCCCTTAACATCTTCATATCCCGCTGGATCTACAGCTATATAAAGATCTCCGCCGTGCAAACCCTTGTCTTCCACCGTGAACATATCAGAATTAAAGACTGTACCCCCAAATGAAGAGAAACTAGCCTCAAATTCCTGTTTTACGAACTCCAAAGGCATATCTTTGGTAGCTAACACCACTTCTTTAGGGTCCAAAAACGGATTATCCAGTGATTTGAATGTCCAAGCACCCCAATCATCTGTCTCTTCCGCCGTGTCAGCACTCAAAAACAAATCGTAAAAGTGGTTTTTACCGTTTGGAGTCCCTATGAACAGTCCTCCTCCTCTTGCATCGGCTAAAGTTGGCCGAATTATAGCCGTCCAAACCTCTTCCTTCATAAATGCGTACTCGTCAAGAACGACATACGACAACCCAACGCCTCGAAGTGTCTCCGGTCGATCAGATCCTTTAAGATAAATCTGCCTTCCGTTTGTAAGGGTGAGTATACACTCATTCTCCCTTACCTTTTTCGTTATAGGCGCAGCCATTTGCTTTAAAGGCTGCCACATAATATCCTTGGCTTGGTTAAATGTTGGAGCTATGTAATAACAAGCTTTATCCGCCAGTTCATAACCATACTCATTCCGCATCTCCAAAGCTTTTACTATTAATTTTACCCTGGCAAGATAAGATTTACCAAATCTTCGTCCAGCCCCTACAACCTTAAAACGCTTCTTGGAATTAAAAATCCTTTGCTGTGCAGGATGTAGTGTAAAATTAAGTTCTGTGGTCACAGACTACTTCTTCTTCTTCTTCTTCTTATCTTTCTTTTTCTTCCTTTTAGGTCTACCTACTTTTGTACCGTAAGTTCCTTTTCCTCTTGGCATACTATTTACCGCCGTTTGAAACACCCTTTGGCGGGATATTTGATGCTGGAGCTATAGAGGCTGCTATGTGCATCTCTGCGCCAAGCGTGCCACCTTGGTTATTAACTCCACCTGACTTACCCATATTGGCGTTGTCGCTACTCTGTCGATCTTTCATACTCATTTACCTCCTCAAATACTGCGTCAACAGTATCAGTTTCATTAATACTAACGTCATCAAGACCCTTAATATTTATAATAATTCCTCCTGCTTCTTGAGCACCGTAGTGCTCTACAGCCTTTCGAGCCGGTATTGCCCTTTCAAGTAAAAGGCGTGCGGCTGTCATATCACCTCCTTTTGCTTCCTGTACTATTTTTCGTATAATAGCTTTAAATTCTTTATTCATCTCTCCAGCGAATTGGTCTATCAATTCGTTCTGAAGAAGCGTTAACTTGTTCTTTGTTCCTTTTGGCCTGCCGTGAGGATTGAGTGGTGGACCTCCCTTAACTAAAGCTGGGTTACCTCTTTTCTCAGCCATCAATTTGCTAATTTTTGTCCAGAGGTATAAAGTTGTTTATACACAGGGATAAGATATTGCTCTCCTACTTTCTTTATATTTGATTGCGTTGGCACCCCTTTTCCTCTATAAGGGATATAAGTTGCAATATTATCTTTAGAAGGATCTATATAAATATCCCCATATTGATCCGCAAACATTCTAGGATTACCTCCTTTCTGTACTTTTCTTAAATAGGTTTCTCCACCCATTTCTACCTTTAAGGCATAAAAATGCGTAGATTTACCTCCTTTCCTTGGTATAGTATCCACAGAAATTACAGGTCGTCCTTCAGGTAATGCGCCCTTCCTGAGATTTATTGAAATCTTGTTCTTAGCAGCTACTGGCTTTAGGAGCTTTCTTATACCTCCAGTTACTTGTTCTCCTACCGACATAGTGGCACTTCGCACACCTGCCTTGGTTGGATCTATCGTTATAGTAGCACCCCCAACTATAGACTCCCCGATATCTTTTCCTCCACTTTGCCACCGATCACCTTTATAGTAAAGAGGTTTACCTTCTAAGTTTGTTCCAAACGTTTTTAATAAGTCGGGATCCGTTCTCGCGAGGCTTTCTCCAGTTACGGGTCTTGCGGGCCTCAAACCCCGGGGCACCTCCCTGCCAACAGGAGGCATCCCCATAATAGTTGCGCCAAGTGTTCCTTGACCTGGCGGAGAGAAAAGCTTAGAGGCCATTACTCCGCCCGCTACAAAAGGTACCGCTTTGGCTACTTTTGCCGCTGCCCCTACAGGAAGGACACCTAATAAATCTAAGAAAGGCCCAGGTTTCGGTGTTCCTCTCCGAGTAGTGTATACGTCAGGTTCTCCTCTTGCCAATCGTTCTGTATCTTCCTTGGCATTCCCTATAATAATGCGTTCTAGTGCTGCCCCGTAAGGGTTATCTTCGGGGAATATATCTGAAACGCGCCTAACCCACGGCTTCAACGCCGCCCCGATCCGCATTGGAATATTTGGCTCCGAAGCCCTTGCTTCGCCGTTACCGAGTATCCTTTGTGCAAAAATTTTTCTTGAGATTGGATCAGGCATAACTATTTAAACTAGTTAAATCGTCCATTAATACCCACGCATATCCTGAACAACTCTGCGCGAGCGGTCACCTACCTGAGTATACCACTTACTATCTACTAATTGGTCCGCTACTTCGTCGAACTCTCCTTCTTTTAAAGCTGCCACAGCCAACGGCCACTCAAGTTTGTTTGAATCTTTCTTTGTCTTTTTCCACCACTTACCCATATTAAAAGTTAAATTAACCATCGCTCTTTGTTGATTTCTATTTGCTTTCTCCCAATTAGGTGTTTCTTGTGCCCACCCTAAATGTTTTTTAAAGACCTTATCAAATAACTCCGAAACTTCTTCGTCTGTCAATACTTTATCTTTGTACTCACCAGGAGAAGAACCATCTCCTATAAGGTGCCCAACTCCTATCGTCCAACGATTTAACGAATCTTGATAAGGGCTTTTTTCTACGCCTTCATCTTCTATAATCATACCTTGAAGTTCCAGGTAATCATTTGAACCAGTGCTAAGATCTAACTGGCGGGTATCACTCTCACCTATCAAGGCATCTATGGTATTTACAACACTACCCTTTACATCCTCATTTATAAAATTAAAGGGCATCAGTAGGGTTTTATGTAATCTTTAAAGAAGTCTTTTCCTACCGGGAGAAGTGAATTATCTCCCATCCCGAACATTCTGAGTGCCCTTGAAGGATTTAGAATACTGGATAAAGATGCCGCATTGCGCGGCGAAAAACCAGACATTTGAGGGGAGGCAAATGAGAACTGTTCTTGATTGGGATTATTAAAAACAGACCCGTAAGAACTCATCTTCCTGCGATTATCTTCCCCTACAGGACTTGTAGGCTGCATGAAAGAACCGTAAGAGGTGGAGGGATTAAACGCCATATTCTTTTCTTTCCTCCCCCTTTTTTAAAAAAAGTTCTACTTAACGTAATAGTATTATACACGATTAAAGGGGCTTTGTCAAGCCCTTTTTTATTAAGTTTCTTTTTGTTGACGAAGGGTAATATGTATATCTATATAGTATATAGTATATATATAGATATCTTCTCTTTAAGGAGAAGATACTATTATAT